GCTCCATCCGCTTCTGCCAGTTTCTCCAGATGAGTATATTCTGCTTCACTGAACGATATTTGCACAACTTTGTTTGCCATAAGAAAGCCTCCTTGTTTATAATAGTTACCGTCTGATTATTATTATAAACCATCGGTCGGTGCTTGTCAATAGGTAATTATTAAAAACCAGCAGGTTGTTACCAAATTAGCAAGCCGCGTTTGTCGTAAACGCTCTCGCCTGTATCGTTGCCGCACCGAATCGCCCTGTCGAGCGCCATGATGGTGGCGACCGCACCGTCAATCTTCTCTGTGGATTTCTCCTTGTCCGCCTTGATGTTTCCGGCGGGGTCGGTGCGGATGTAAATGTTGTCCATCATCCAGCGGAGAATCGGATTGCCACCGTGCGCCAGCTTTTCCTCCAGCGTCAGCTTCATCAGCTCTTTGGTCGGCGGCGACATATCCTTGAAGCCTTGGCCGAAGGGCACAACGGTGAAGCCCATCCCCTCCATGTTCTGCACCATCTGGACGGCGCCCCAGCGGTCAAAGGCAATTTCGCGGATGTTGTACTTCTCACCGAGCTGCTCTATGAACTGCTCGATGAAGCCGTAGTGGACGACATTGCCCTCCGTGGTTTGCAGGAATCCCTGCCGCTCCCAAAGGTCATAGTTCACATGATCCCGGCGCACGCGCAGGTCGATGTTGTCCTCCGGAATCCAGAAGAATGGGAGGATGGAATACTTGTCATCCTCATCGCCGGGTGGAAACACCAGCACGAAAGCCGTGATGTCCGTTGAGGACGAAAGGTCAAGCCCGCCATAGCAGACGCGGCCTTCCAGTGCGTCGGGATTTACCGCAAACGCGCATTTATCCCATTTGTCCATCGGCATCCAGCGCACCGCCTGTTTGACCCACTGGTTGAGCCGAAGCTGCCGGAAGCTGTTCTCCTCGCCGGGATTCTGCCGCGCAGACTCAAACGCCGCCTTGACCTTGTCCATGCCGACAGTGATACCCAAGCTGGGATTGGCTTTTTTCCACACCTTCGGGTCTGTCCAATCGTCCTCCTGCGCCGCACCGTAAATAACGGGATAGAAGGTGGAGTCATGCTTTCTACCGTCGATAATATCCAGCGCCTTTTGATGCACCTCCCAGCAGATGCTGTTCTGGTTATCTCCAGCGGTCGTTATAAGAAAATACAGCGGCTGCATTCGCGCATCGCCGCTGCCTTTGGTCATGACATCGTAGAGCTTCCGATTCGGCTGCGTGTGCAGTTCGTCGAAAACCACGCCGTGGGTATTGAAGCCGTGTTTATTGCCGACATCAGCGGACAGCACCTGATAGATGCTTCCGGTGGGCTGGTAGATGAGCCGCTTGGTAGCGTCCAGAATTTTCACCCGCTTGGAGAGCGCCGGACAGTATCGCACCATATCTGCAGCTACATTGAAAACAATGGACGCCTGATTGCGGTCGGCGGCGCAGCCGTAGACCTCGGCGCGTTCTTCGCCGTCGCCGCAGGTGAGCAACAGAGCGATGGCTGCTGCCAGCTCACTCTTGCCCATCTTTTTGGGGATCTCCACATAAGCGGTGTTGAACTGCCGGTAGCCGTTGGGCTTGAGCGTTCCGAAAAGGTCACGGATAATCTGCTCCTGCCAGTCGATGAGCTCGAAGGGCTTTCCCGCCCATGTACCTTTGGTGTGGCAGAGCGACTCGATGAATGAGACGGCGTAGTCGGCGGCGGCCTTGTCATAGGTGGAATCTGACGCTTTGAACCGTGTCGGTTTATACTTTTTCAGCTTTCGCAATGCTTGCCGCCTCCCTCCGAGCATAAAAATAGACACCCTTCGGTGCCTTCAATAATCTATGTGTACGAGATACAGCCCCGCAAAGGGCTGAACTCGGCTATTTGCTTTGGCGCGAGTTAGTGATTCTCGCTGTGAAGTAGGATTTCCAGCGCAAGCTGCGTGTCCGGGTCGGCGGGCTCGACATCCCAGCCTCTGTCGTAGTTGGCAACGACTGCGCCGTTACGTTTGAGCGTCAACTTGCTGATGCGCCCGCCGTCGATGCCGAACTCGCTGCCTTCGTCGTACTGCTTCATCCAGTAGTGAAAAACGCTGTCGTGAACCTTCAGGCTTCCTTCTTTCCACATGGTGCCATCCTCCTTAAAACCGCTCAATGCGGACGCTGTCGTCTGCTTCGAAGATTACCTTGTAGCGGGTTTCTGAGCCGTCAGGTTTCTTGGAAATTAGGCGAATGCCGCCCTCGTAGGCGCTGTAAGCCCGGTCGAAGCGCTCGCCCTGCGGGAGTTGGCTCTTGGCTTGTTTTAACTGCTTGTCTGTCATTGTCATATCCTCCTCAGTTTTTCTTGCTGTTCCAGCGGCTGTCCATCTCGACCATCAAGTCGTGGTCGCGGCTGATAAGCTCTCTTTTTCTTTCAAGGCTTGCGGTTCTGAGTTCACAGCGATTTTTGAGCAGTTCGTTTTCGAGCTCCTTGTAGGTCATTGTCTTTGTGCTTTTCATGGTATGTGGCTCCCTTGTTTTGTTATACACATATTCGCTCTAAAAGCACATAATAGCAAGGCAATTTGAAGATATAAACCACAATATATAGCACGATCTTCAAAGCAATTATACCGCATATAGTTGTGTAGTTTATGCCTCGCCAGTGAGGATGAAATGCCCATATTCGCGGCGGTGTTCCTCCAGATACACGACCATTTCGAAGAAGTCCATGTCATTTGCGATGCGCTGTACCGCGTTCACGTCGAACATATTGGTAAGCCCCGTATCACGAACGGCGAGGATTTGCTTTGTGATTTTATCGGTCATCCTCGCACCTCCGGCATGAGTCCTCACCGTGGGCGACCGAAAGGCCGCAGCCGTTGTCCCACGCAACCATGATCGAGCCGATGTCGTCAACGCCGCGCACGGTGCCTTTGGTGCCGACTGGCGGTGCTTGTGGGTCGTCCATGCGGAGCAGCTCCACACGGCAGCCGACAGGGTAACGCTTGCGGAGGCTTTCGACCAATTCTTTACTCGGAAAGCTCATCGTCGGCCACCTCCTTATCCTGCAGGCTCATCACATCGTCGTAAATCCCAGCGTCGTTTTCAATTTTCTCGATGTACTCCTGTACCTTGGGGGTGCCACTCTTGAAAGCACCGCTGCCGGTCAGGTTGCGAAGGAGAATCTTTCGCGCCGCTTTATATTCGTCGCCGATGAAGCCGAGCCGCAGCAGGAAGCAGCGAAACGTGTATTTATCGTTATAAGATTCCTTTTCCTTGGCAGTGACGCGCTTCTGTGTTTTCGCCATGCCGATGAGCTTTCCGGTAAAGTGAGCATAGGCGCTGATTTCCTCCGGCTGCGGGAAACCTGTAAACCATGGGAAGCTGACCACATCGTCTGTGACCTCAATGGGCAGGGCGTCTGCGCCCAGTGCCTTTTCGATGAGTGATTCCTTGCTTGCCACCAGCAGCCGCAGGTTTTCAAGCGCCGCGTCGCTGATATCCTTGCGCGGGTAGGAAAGGATGAGCGAGTCGCCAGCCTCTTCAATTTCGTCCTCGTCGGGTACGTTGCTCGGCTGCATACCGTCCTCGCCAACAGGGTCACGGCGCTGTTTGCCAAGCCCCAGTTTTTCTTCCTCGGTCATCTGCAAGTCCTCGAAACGCGGCTCAGGCTCGAAGCCCTTTTCCAGCAATGCTTCGACCAACAGCTCAACCTCGTCGCTGTCGGCGCGGTCATCGAAGCTCACTGTGCCGTTCTTGTCAACCGTGAAGTAATCAACCTCGTAGGCAAAACTCGGTGCGCCGAGGTATTTCGCGCTGCATTCGAGTTGCTCCGCCATCGCCATGACCATCCGCTTCCGGTCGCCACCTGTTACATTGTACTTGAGTTCCATAAATCAAAACCTCCTTCGTTTTGGTACTTACATAGATCACTCTAAACGCACATAATAGCAAGGCATTTACACGATATATATGTACCAAATCGAGCCGGAAATGCTGTGCTTATTTGTACTTCATATCGTAGTAGTGTGCGACCGCCGGAAAGCGTTTTTCTAAGTTCCGCAGATATTTATAGCAAGCGCTGTCCACGCCGTTTGCCTCCGCAAACTCCCTCAGACTCTTTTTCTTGAAGAAGCTCGGCTGATTGCACCAGCGAGCGACGCTCACATACACACCGCGATACGGGCTTTCCGTATAACGGGCGAAGCGCATCACATACGGTAGACAGCGATTTCGCATGAGGATTTCAATTCTGGTGAACAGGTCAAGCACGTCCTGCCGCCAGAAGTCTGCGTCCCATCGACCTGCACGGTCGAAGCCACAGAAGCAGTAGAACTTCATAACCGCACTGGTGTACTTCCGCGCAAGCTGAATCTTCTGCTCGATGAGTGCAGCATCCGCGACATTGTCGAAAGCGAAAATG